TGGATTACTCCATTTGTTACACCAGAACCTGCTGGCGATACCGCAGTAGAGGTTACATTTGAGGCAACCTTAGCATAAGTAAATGTTGTGGTTGTAGGTACAGAAGTGACCCTGTAAGAACCGTTAAATGTAGCATCTACGCTAGAAATAACTATGGTCATACCTACGGTTAATCCATGTGCTGCCGACGTAGTTAGTGTTGCTACATTGGATGTTAAAGCCTTGTTGGTTATAGATACAGTAATTACTGGTGATATCTTATCCACATCAAATTCATCGTGCAAAAGTACACCATCAACTCCACCCCATTGAATAGAGCGAACGTGTTGGTTGCGATGCTGATGGTCTGTTCCAACAATTGGTCCAGTAGTCTGGTGGATGTTATCTACGCTTTTAAGTAGAGTTACTTCACCGTCTTCCCAGACATTTACGCCTTGGCTATCGGCAAAGCGATAGTGGCCAAACTCGTCAGATGTTTGAGGGTCGAAGTATGTGATACCTGTTCCACCATGAAAGGATGACTGTGAACGAATCCACCAACCAGTAAGAGATTGCTCTCCTGGCTCTGTTTGGTTATCGAACTGGTCCTTACGGAATGGTGCTGTCTGTCTAATATATGGTCGTGAATCATTGATGGCATAGATGAACGGGAGTCCACCGATTGCTACATCATAATTGATGTCCGTATTTTGCCAGATGGCTCCGTCTGAAACGATACCAATATCTGTTGCGATTGCTCGCGTGGGACGACCTTCGGTTATGTCTCTGCCTGCCAAGGCGCACCTCCACTACTAGAAATTAAATTACTTGCTTAGTGCTGCGATTTCGTCAGCAGTCAAACCAAGTGCTGCCAACTTAGCCTCGGCTGATGCCTTAGCCTCTGCCTTAGCCTGTGCTTCTGCTTCTTCTGCTGCCTTCTGTGCTGCAAATGCTGCTGCATCTGCTTCACGCTGAGCGATTTCTTCTGCTGTAAGTGGGCGTTCTGTAACTTCGCCTGTCTCGCAGTTTACTTCGATTGCTGTCGGTGTTGTCATTGTGTTTCCTTTTCTTTATAGTATGCCGTAGAGAGTTGCTGTTGTGTATTGTATCCAGTTATTGCCAAAACCTTCTGTAAGTTTGACACTTGTAATTGCTGCGCTACTAGCCCAGAGTCCCGATACAAGATGTTGACCTGCCGTAGTTGCATTGTTCTCATAAACAGAATCAACAGTAAATGATTTATTATTTGAACCAGTGTAATTAGGGATATAAATAGAATTGCTTGAGAATGTATTTGCTGTATCTGCAGAACTGCAAGCCTGAGAGTATAGATTTGCAGACGTTGCTGAGGATTCCCCATAACTGCTTGCTGCAGCACCAGTACCGCGTATGTGATTAAAAGAATAAATATTGGTAGCGTCATTATTAAAAGTAAAAGCAATATGTGCTCCATCAGTTGATGGTGTGCGACTACTTCTTAAAGAGGTAACAATAAGTAAATCGGTATAACCTTGTGGTATTGAAGTAAAGTTAATGTTTGTTGTAGATGTAGTTAAATCAACTGATGCTATTTTGTATAGTTGTAATGGCATTATGCGTTACCTGCCTGGATTCCGTAGAGTCTAAACGAACCACCAGCAGCAAATGCACCAGCAACCCAATCAAAAGTTATACTGTTTATAGCAGCAGTAGAACGCCATAAAGCAACCAAAGCACCAGTATTTACTGCAGCCGAACCAGCGCGAGAAAGAAATGTTTTGTTTGTAGTTGTATTTGCGTAATCCATAAAGTTAATTACGGCAACGCCTTGACTGGTTCCAATGTAGCCTCCTATTTGAGCATAGGTGACATTTGATGCGCGAGCAGATGCAGCAGTAGTACCGTCTCCAACAAGATAAGTTCTTGAGTAATTAGAACCACCATCTGAGTTTACTCTAAGTTGTAAATCGTAAGTTCCAGAGTTATTCCTACTGTTAGCAACAACAACTAAATCAGTATATGTACTTGGGATAGAACTGAAAGATAAACTTGTTTGTCCACCAGTTGTGGTAGTACTGGCAATCAAAGCATAGGTAGCAGTCTTAGACATTTGTTACCCCTTAATTCCAAATAGTGAGAAGCGTGAGTTCTGCTGTAAATTTGCACTGTTGCCAGCAATAGTAATTGAAGTTATTGAGGCGGTGTTTAACCACAAACCTGATGTTAAAGTAATTCTGCCACCATTGCCAGCAAAGGGATTACCATTAAAGTCTACACCATTTAACACGCGAACAGTCTTGAATTTATTAGTATTGGCATAATCAAGAATATCTATAATTGAAACAGCAAATATACTAGCAGTGCCACTTACAGTTCCACTTACCATAGCATCAACAAGTATTCCTGTACTTGAGGTTGAATAAGAAGAAGCACTAGCACCGTTGCCCATTAATGCGTGACGAATATAGTTGCTTCCTGTGTCACCATTAAACTGAATTTTACCATCTTCAATAAATGTATTTGCTGATGTTTGCGCTATTCCACGAACCTGCAAATGCTTGTAGGTGTTTGGGATATTGCTAAAGGTGACGCTTGATACACCACCAGAACCAACCAGCGTAGTAGCAATAGGCTCCATATAGTAGTTGTCAGCAGATGCAATGTCGTACTTAGTACCAGTTAAACCATTGGTAGTTAGTCTAGTAACAGCCATCTTATACCTCTGCTTTCACGCCATATAGTGTGGCAGTTGAGTGCTGGACGAATGGGGAAACCCAAGGGAATATTGATATCTTATTGATTGCTACTGTGCTAGCCCATAAGCCAGCAACCATAGCCATTCTCATACCGCCAATATTGCCTTCTGCAACAGATTCAAAACTAACTGACTTGCTTGCAGGTGAAGTATAATTAGGAATATAAAACTCAGTGTTTCCAAATGTGCTTCCTGTGGAAGTAGCGGAGTTGGAATATGCTGCATACAATCTATCTTCGTTAGTTCCACTTAGTGCTATAGCACCGTGTGCTGACCCTCCTCCATAGAAATATTGTCTGGAATAACCAACTAAATTATCGTTGAATCTAATCCAAAAGTTTGAGTCGGTATCATTAGTACTGTCACGAAAAGATGCTTTAACAACTAAATCGGTGTAGTTTTGTGGAATATTAATAAAGTCAATAGTAGATGCACCACCAGAACCAACAGTTACCTCGGCTAGTTTTGAAAAAGTAAATGCCATTATGAACCAGCCTTTATGCCGTAGAGTAATAGTGTTTGTCCAGCGTATAAAGCACTTTGAGTTGTAACTTCTATTGCGTTAATTGCTTCTGGGGTCTTGCGCCATAGACCTGCTAGCGCTCCCAATAATCTAGTTGGTTCTATATGTTTTCCAAGACATGTCTTAAATGTTGTTGTATTTGTATAGTTAAAAATATTCCATTGAAACATTGAACCGCTAGGATTTGTTCCACCACCATCAAGTTGAGCAACGCTTGAGGCTCTACCAGAAGCAGCGGTGGTTCCAGCCCCATAAAAAAAGGTTCTTGAGTAATTACTGGAAGTATCAGAGTTAAATCTAACGCTTACTGCTCCACCGCTTTGTCCATTTTGTAAACTCATAACTAATACTAAATCTGTATAAGTCTGTGGTATTGATGAAAAAGTGTAAACATTTGATGAGCCGTTTGCAGTTATTACCGCTATAGGAGTGTATGTCTGTGTTGGCATTGTTCCTCCTTATTTAATTCCGTATAGGTCAAATTGTGAATACTGGTTGAAAGAAGTTCCAACAAAAGGTGTAATTGTAAGGGTTGTAATTGCATTTGTAACAAAAAATAATCCAGACCCTAAGAAAACTTCTCCACTACCATTTTGGTCAATACCGCCTAAATAGCGGACGGTTTTATACTTATTGGTATTGGCATAGTCTAAAATGTCAACAACTGCCATTCCAAAAATTCCTGATGTGGCGGTATTTCCAGCGGCTCTGTAAAATTTGATACCTGTTTGAGTTCCCAATCCTTCTGCTGCAGTACTTGCACCATCGCCGTAAACCGCGTGGTGAGCATAACTAGAACCAGAGTCAGAGTTGAATCTCAAATTCATTGGGTCAACTGTTGCGGACCTATTTGTTCTGGCTAAAATCCTAACCTGCAAATGTTTATAAGTGCTAGGGATTGAAGAAAAAGTTATCGTTGATTGTCCACCAGAACCTACAGTGACGGTTCCAATAGCATCATAACTTCCAGGCAGGATGACATCGTTGCCACCTAGTACTGTCTTTCTAGTTGAAGGCCCCTGTGCAACACTAGAGGTTCTTGCTCTAGTGATTGCCATTAGGACTCGTCGCCGTATGCGTGGAAAGAGATGTTTGCAGTTGAAGCATAAACAGTTACTACATCTGTAGCAGTAAGTGTGATGCCCAATGTAAGACAGGTAGTATCAGCAGCACCGACTGCAACATCATAGGCTACATAGTGAACAGCAGCCAAAGTAGCACCAGCAGGACGAACTGCAATACGGAAGGTAGCAGAGGTTGATGCTTGGTTACATACTGTAAGAGATGAGATAACTGAACTCTTAGCAGATGGTACTGTGTATAGCGTTGTTGCAGTTGTTGCAGATGGGTTTACTTGCCCAAGTACTTTCTTTGCCATTTGTATTTCTCCTTGTAGTTGGTTAAGCGCCCATCATCATAAAGATGTCGGCTGTTGGGTCGGTTGTTACAGTTGCCCACGAAGCGGTTGTACCGTCTGTGGTTAAATACTTTCCTGCGTTGCTTGTCTGACTTGGTAGAGCATCAACTGCACCCCAAGAAGATACGGTTCCATTTGTAGTCAGGTACTTACCTGAGTTACCAGTTTGGCTAGGCACTACATACTGAGTTGAGTCTGTAGCCACAAGAGTCTTGCTAGATGGAATTGCTGTTCCGTTGATAGATGTAGCAGTAGCCACACCAAGGACAGGAGTAACAAGGGTAGGGCTTGTATTCATTACGAATGTAGAGCCTGTACCTGTCTGTGAGGCAACAGATGTTGCAGCGCCCACAGAGGTAATAGGACCAGTCAGGTTGCTAGGGGCAACGGTTACTGTATCAATATAGTTTTTAGTCGCTGCATCTTGAGCATTGGTTGGGTCACCAAGACCTGTAATCTTGTTGGTTCCCATTGCAATAGCGCCAGACATTGTGCCACCTGCAAGAGGTAACTTGTTGGCTGCGTTAGCAACTGTTGCGTATGTTGATGAAAGGCTTACTGCTCCAGTCATGCCGTCAACGGATAGAACTGAATCAGTTGGAGTAAGGAGTTCCTGCCAATTACCAAGTGTAGATGCTGGGCTTGCTGTAAGAATGAATGACTTGTTTACATCTGTACGTACTGCAACATCACCAGTTTGAGCGGTGAGGGCAAGCATCGCAGCCTGTGAGGATACTACAAATGTATTTGTAATTGTAACATCTGGAATCTGCCCTGCGGTTAACTTGCCATCTGAGCCAAGAGATGCAACTCCATTTGCTGCTCCCTTTTGAGTCAAAGGAATCATTAGGTCTGCATAAGCCTTGGTTGCTGCATCAGCATCTGATGTTGGAGTTCCAAGGTTTGTAATCTTGAATCCAGCATTAGATACATCTGCTGTTGGGTTGGCAATCTTAGTGCGAGCAATAGCAGCAGAAGCATTAACATCAGCATCTACAATTGTACCATTGGCAATCATCTCGCTAGTAACTGTTCCAGAATCTGCAAGAGTTACGGCAGTTCCAGCAATCTTAGTCTTTGTGATTGCAGCAGATGCGTTGATGTCTGCGTCTACGATAGTGTTAGTACCAATTGCTGCTGTAATGCTAACGTTAGCAGTCCCATCAAATGCTGCAGAAGTGCCGCTCAAGTCGCCTGTAAGGCTGATTGTACGGCCTGTAGCAAGGGCTGTGGCTGTGGCTGCGTTGCCTGTAGTAGAACCAGATGAGCCAGTCACGTTTCCTGTGACGTTACCAGTTACGTTTCCTGTAACATTGCCAGTGATATTACCTGTAAAAGTACCAGCGATAGCGCCGGTACCAGTAATGGTTGGGCTTGTAAGTGTCTTATTAGTAAGAGTCTGATTCTTTGCTGTACCTACTACGTCACCTTCACCTGATGCAATGCCATGCATTGCGTGAGTGCTAGTGCCATCGTTGTAAGCACCAGTTGCTTCAATATGTAGATTAGCCTCACGGAAGTCACGGCCAATTGCCATGTGGCGCACTGCTGCACCAGCGGAGTGGGCCTGTCCTGTACCAGCATTTTCAATGCCACGTGAAATTGTCAGTACGTTAGTACTAACGGCGGTGACATCTACAATTTCTTCAAGTGCTGTATCTGGGTCGATGACAACAGTGAATGTTGTACCAGCAGGAACGGTTGCTCCACCAAGTAACGCCGAGCCAGATACTACAGTAGCACTTGTTGCTGTATCTGTAATGCCTGCTGCTAGCGTGGTTTGCTGAGAACGGGACGAGTATTTTCTTGTTGTCATTTATCTACCTATCGGCTGTAGTGAACGCGAATTGGATATTGGGCTTGTTGTCTTGCTGTTTCTTCATTAAGACGCTGTTGGTATAGAGCATAGAGTTGCTTAGTTGCTGACTGGCTAGCACCGTATGGGCGTTTGTTATCTGTCTCATCAGCCTGTGGGCTAACCTGTGCTGCACGTGCAGGGTCTAGATATGTAAGAAGACGGTATGATGCGCCAAGGATTACTATGTCCCGTGTGGAATCTGGCAGACCAGTTTGTGTTGAGTAGTCTTCTGTGTTTGTTGTAAACGGTACTGGGTCAGTAGCATAGACAACCTTAATGATACGTCCTGGCTGCACATAGTCACCAATTGTGACAGTCTGTGCTCCAGCGCCGAAGGCTGTGCTTGATGCTAGTGAATCCCATGACCAATGGCGAATTGGGAACCACTCTTGAGAAGGTCCAATATCCTGCCACATGAGAGACATGATATTGTGAATGTTTAAGTTGTTAAATGCATATGTTGTCTGCGCTGCATTAAAGGTAAAAGATGTTGTCTTAACTGCAAAGATGGTTGCGCCAAATGCTGAGATAGTATCATTGATTGCCTTCTTCACAACGTAACGAGGGAAGGTTGGGGTAATTGTAACCTTTGTTCCAGCAGTATGCGCATCTCTTCCTGTACCCAAGTAGCCACGTCCCCAAGGTGGCACTGTGGCTGTATTAGATACACGGTCAAATGAGTCTAGCCAGATAAGTTCTTCGTCAATCTCAATTGTTCCCTTACCGATGTTATCGGTTGAGGCTAACTGCAAGACAATTGGATTAGCGATTGTTGAAGCAGCATTAGACACATCTTGAGTGATATGGGTTGCCCTGTCTTGCTGGTATGTGTAACCTGCAAGGTTGATGAGTACTTCATCAATCATATTGGAAAGATTTGGCATTAAATAGTCCTTAATGCTGCAAGAGCAGATAGTCCAGTAGTAGATGCTAACTCATTACAGATAGCGTTAAGATTCTTGTAGTTATTAGGTTGACGGTTAGCATCAGCCTTATAGTTTAGAGCAGCGATTATACCTTTACCAGTTGTCCCAGCCCAGGCGTTGGCAGCACCCTGCGATGCTTTAAATGCGGTCATTAGTGGATAGTCTCCACCATTTGCCAAACGGTTAAGTTCAGCGGTCATTGATAAACCAGGAATGCTTGCCATAGCCTTAGCCTCTTTCTAAATTATTTATTTGGTTTTCTTTGGTGCTTTTGCTTTAGGTGCGTTAGCATCAAAGCGTCTTCCTGCAGATAGTCCAGTTTTCTTAGGTGCAGGTGCAGTAGTCTTCTTAGGTGCTGCTTTCTTAGCAGGGGCTTTCTTTACTGTTTTCGCAACAGAAGACATAGCGCTGAACTGCTCTGGAGTTACCGCTCTACCTGCAGCGGCTGCTTTCTTTCCACTTGCAGCAGCAGATAGGGTATCCACACGTGATTGGCTTACAGCCTTAGGTGCTACCTTCTTAGTTACAGTCTTTGCTGCAGTCTTCTTGATTTCTCCAGTAAGTGCTGCTTGTGCAACCTTGTTCCTCATTAGTCCTGGAGCAAGTTTCGCTGCTACTCCTGCGCCTTTGCCTTTACCTAGAGCAAGAATTCCAACTGCTGCTACTGTACCAGCAACTCCCTTGAGGAGGTTGGCCTTAGTGTTATCCTTCTTAGGAGCAGAAACACTTTTGTTCTTACCAGTAATCTTATCTGCAGCCAAAGAGAATCCGCCAAATGTTGGCTTCTTTGCTGGAGTCTTCATAGGTGCTGGTGAATAACTTGTCGAAGCCTTCTTAGGCCCTGTACCCATTGGTACTGGTGAATACTTTGTTGAAGCCTTCATTGGTGCTGGAGAGTATGATGTTGATGGCTTCTTAACAGATGCTCCAGTTGCTGCAGCGAAGCGCTTGTCTCCGTAGAGACGACGTGTTGCTTCCTGATATTCAGCGACTAGGCCCTTCTGTGGTCCAGCAGCGTTTTCTTTTGCAAGGCGCAAAGCCTTGGACATTCCTAGTTTTTTGATATCATCAATTGTAGATTGTGATACTTTAATTTTTCTGTTATAAGTGCTCTTATCAACAGCCATGTTACCACTTTACCTTATCTGCCCAATATGCGGCACTCATTTTTCCTTTGGATATATTACTTGCGTGTCTTGCCTTAAAGGACTTGCGTCGTGCAGCATATGATGCAGACTCTCCAGCCTTCTTCGGAGAACCACTTACGCCCTGTTGACCAAAGCGAATAGTCTTAACCTTGTCCCCAACCTTAGCCACAACAACGTGTGATTTTTTTGGATGTGAGGGTGTACGCTTAGGCTTGTTAAAGCCCGATACTCCTGCTCGCTTTAGTCTTGGGTCCATATTACTTACTCTTCTTCTTAACGCCAGATACCTTCTTGAGGCGTGGGTTGGCTGCTACGGCTTTTTTTGATGCCTTGCGAGCACCAGCGGCTAGGATTGCTCCAGCACGCTCCATTGGAATGCCTTGCTTTGCAGCAATCTTCTTTTGCACTGCTTTAAATCCTGGATGCTTTTTCATCTGTAACCCTTTGTTTTCTTTGCTATTGCTTTTGGTTGTTTTACAAATTGCTTACCTTGTGCAGTCCCTCTTCGCTTTGCTGCAGTCGTGCTAGCATATTCCTTCTTAGTTAACGCTTCACGCGCCTTCTTAGGAAGGTATCTCTCTCCAGTTGCTTTAGAACCCTGAGTGCTGGGTTTACCAGACTTGGTTCCCCATTCTTCTTTGGTCCACTTGGATAAAGATTTCTGTTTAGCAGTCTTGCTGCCAGAGTATCCTCCACCAGCCTTCTTGTAAGCCTGAGCGACCAACTGTGCTTTACGAGCAGACCATTGACCAGGCTTACCACCCTGAGAACCAGACATAATGCGGTTCTTAATTCTTTCTCTTAACTCAGGTTTCGTGTAGGTCATTTACTTCTTCTTAGACTTATACCCTTTAAGGATTACATCTGAATCAGATGGCAACTTCTTTTGCCCAGGTGCTACTGGAGGCTTTATTCCTCTAGCAATATAATCATTTAGTGTAGGCTTCTTTGGCAAAGGTCCTAGTGTAGACTTAGGAGAAGGAGTAGCCTTCTTAGTTGCGGTAGGCTTTGGCTTAGGTGCTGCAGTCTTCTTCATCATACCTGGCATGATTACATACCCTTCTTGCGTACCATAGAAGTCTTCTTCTTGACAGCCTTCTTAGCAGTCTTTTTAGCCACACGCTTGGTTCCGTATTCCATCATACGCTCCATTGGGCCTTCCATCTTTTCGTGCTTCTTCTTAGAAGCCATTGACTTGTACTTCTCGCCTTTTACTGACATTATACCGCTCCTATGTGTTTGAGTGCTTCTACTGATTTCTTGTTTATATCTTGTGCCTTAGGCATTGTATCAGCGTTGTAAGGCTTGTTCAGAGTCTCGCTTGCTTTATACGCTTCCTGTATATGGCGATGTGATGTTCCTGCTGGTTGGATGCCTTGGTCTCTAGCCTCTCGATAGGCGTTCAACTCTGCCGTCCACTTCTTCTCGGATACGTCTCTCGTCGCATCTCCTGCATTCATTTGTAGTCCCAGCGCTTTACACCCAAAGCAACCATCAATTGGTTCTGGGTGATGCTCCCAATGTTTCATTTATCCCTGTACCTCTGTAAAGTTTGCTTCTGTAACATCTACTCCACCAGCAATAAGTGCTGTTTTAGTAGCATCATTAACTTCATAGTTCCTACCACCACGATAGACTTCTTGATATGAGGCTAACTGTGAATCTGTCAAATATCTAGCCTGGTAGTACTCACCGTCTTCTTTAACGATAGTAATACCAACATCTAACTTATAGAAGTCAAACAGACGTGAGCCTGTTCCTGATGGTCCTTCTGCTACTGTTGGTGTTTTAAACATCCAAGTTGCCATTAGTCCTCCTTAGTGAACTTACTCCGTGACAGGGAGTTTCCCCCCTGCCACAGCGTCAATTAACTACTAGAGAGCAGCGATTGATGAGCCTGTTTCGAGGCGGTAAAGTGCTTCCTCACGGTAGCGTGCAAAGCCGAGTACGCCGTACCAACCCATTGGGCGGAAACGCATCAACTTATCTGTTACGTTACCAATTACAACGTGTGGCTCTTCTGCAACAGCCTGAGCCATTGCTTGCTTTCCAGCGACGATTGTAGAGAATACGCGAGTAACAGGTGTTACTGTGAGAGTGTTTGTTCCAACAGTTCCTGAGTTAGCGACAGACACTGTAAGTGTTGTGTTTGTTGCACCAACTGAGATTGCTGTAATCTTAGCAGCAGAGCCTACGTTGGTTCCAGAGATTTTATCTCCGACCTCAGCGCGGCCACCGAATGCACCATTTGCAACAACGATTGTGAACTCACCAGAAACTCCGCTTACTGCAGGAGCAGTTGCGAGTGCTGTCTGGTCTGCACCTGACTTAGCAGAGTACAAACGTGGTGACTCAACGAAGTATGCACCTTCGTAAGCACCGATTTCACCAGCCCAGATGTTTTCTCCAGCCTGGTAGTTATGTGGGTCACGCCATCCTGCAGCACCTGTCTCGGCGCGAAGGTCGTGTGAAACTTCTGGGTGGATACCAACCCAGTACATTGAACCCTTGCGGTATGCAGCCTTGTTTGAACGCAACTTAGCAACAGCCTTGCGGATGTCTGCTGAGTCAAGTGTTGATGCAGCGGCTACTGTCGCTGTTGAGGTTGCTGAACCACCGTAGATTACGTTAGTTCCACCACGAAGGGTTTCCATTGCTACCTTGTCGATTGAATCTGCAAGGTTGAATGCGATTACGTTTGAGATTGCTGGGTCTACGTCTGCAAGAGAGAAGAGTTCCAACGCACGTGTCACAAGAACAGAGTTACCGTACTCGTTAAGAGTAATTGTAACCTGGTCTGGTGTTGAGAGTGCAACTGCATCTGGGTCTACTGTTTCTGTAAGTGTACCAGTTGCTGCTGTTAGGTCAACGTACTTCTGTAGAACTACAGTTGAACCTGGGATTGATTGCTGTGCTGGAGTCTTGTCTGCGACTGAACGGATTAGTGGTTCGGCGCGGAGTGCAAACTCTAGAAGACGGTCGTAAGCCTTCTGTACAAGACCTGCACCACCAACTGTACCTCCGAGGGAAGTACTACCTGTGGATGTATATGCATTAGGCATATGCGGTCACCTCCAAGTGACTATGAATGAATAATTACTGTTGAGAACGAAGTATTGCTAAGATGTCCTCTTCGGATGTTGCTTGGGACATTCTGTACTCTAAGTCGTTTGCTCGGTCAGGGCTGACTGCGTTCTGTGTGAGAGCATCCTGGTTACGCAGTGATGCGCGGTCCTCTTGGCTCATGATAGAACTTTCTTCTGGTGCTTGGCTTAGTCCGAATAGGTCAGCATTGTCGTTGAGCCAGTTAGAAACTGAGTCTTCGCTAATGTCGTCCAAATCCTTCATTACTAAACGAGCAGCCTTTTGATTAACGCCCTTCTTTTCTAGTGTAGACTTAACGATTGCCTCACGCTGCGCCTTGGAGAATCCTTCAAGTTGCTCTGTGAGTTCTTTGATACGCTTCTCGTCTGCACGCTTGGCTTTACGCAACTTTTTAAGTAAGTCACTTCCGTCCATCGGTGCTTCGTCGATTGTATCTAGTTCGTCGTCTTCGTCTTCCCAGTAGTTGTTGCTCATAGCAACGCCACCCTTCTATTCGTAGTTAGTTCGCAAGCCTCAGATTCCAATCGGGGAACTGGTCTGGCTCTTGCTGTCGGTCTTATACGCTGACGGGGCCGATGGGTCCGTTCAGGATTCTATTATATTGCTCTGTTTGCTCTGTTGCGAGAAGCAAGACTTCGTGAGCCTGCTGTGCCAGAGCGAGCACCAAAGCGTGCTGCTTCCTTCTCAGACTCTAAACGAATCTGTTCCTGGGCTGCAACGTTCTTCTCAAAGATTGATTGTTGTAGAGTCTTCTGAGCCTCTTCTGGCGTTACTGCTTTGCCAGTGCTAATTTCAGTTAACTTCTCTAGCGGTGCTCTTCCTAACGCTACATTACCAAATCCAGTAAGTGATGCATCATAACCAAAGCCTCTTGCTGCATAGTCTGCTGCGGTAGCCATATCAACATTAAGTCCTTGAGACTTGGCTGCTGAGAATACGGTTGTATCTGCAATCTGCTTTGTAAGTGCTGCAGCGCCCTTTGAGCCTAACAGTAGAGCCTTGGCGATAGAAGTTCTATCTGCCCCTGGAGCAACTGTCTGCAGGTCTCTCTTGAGTTGTTCTGGTGCATTATCTATAGTTCTAAAGACATCATTAATAAGCGATGTTGTCTCAGCAACAGACTTGCCTGTTCCAAGAACATCTCCGAGAAATTCCTGTGTCGCTAGGTCAGCAAATCCAGCACGATTCATTACTTCGCCAAGCGCTTCTTGCGACTTAAAAAACTCTGCAATAGTTGGAACACTGACTGCCATTCCGCTTACAAGTTTATCTTGTAGGTCGTATACACCCTTGAATCGCTTTGTAAATGGTGCAAGTTCTGGGTTGTTACGTACATCTTGAAGTGCTAGGTTAAGAGATTCATCAATAGTTGAACCTGTCTTGTAGTACTTTGATGTGACACCGTAAAGGGCATTGACCCAAGGTTGAGTAACTTCCTTTGCACCGAAAAATAAAGCAAGTGTATTTCTAAAGGTATCAATTGCCATCGTACGCTCTTCTTTTATAGGAGCAGGTGGCTGTATGGGTGCTACTGGTGTAATTGGTGCAACTGGCGCAACTGGACCAACAAAGTCAGGCTTGCCTGGCTCTATCTTTGGTTCTGGCATAACAACTTGTGGGGTAAATCCTTTAACTGGGCCAGAAGTTTGAGCACCTGAAACAGGATTGACCGTAGCAGGTGCAACTGGAACTTTAACTCCAGCAATAACTCCAGCACCTAAGCCACCTAATGGCCCGACTTCCGCTGTTTGCTGTTTTGCAATAGCAGTCTTTGCTTTAGCAAGATTAGCCTCTTCTTTTGCAAGAGCATCTTGAAGTTTCTTCAACTGTGCTTTGGTAGCCATTATACTCCAAATCCAAACGCTCTTGCAAGCCCTACGGCTGCATCGCGTGCATCTTCATTTGCCTTCTCAGTAAGTTCATACTGAGGGTCATTCTTAGCCTTTAGCAACATATCATAGTATGATGGCTGCTTTCCCTTGCCATCTGGACCAGCATAGTTGAGGTATGACATTACAAATGGATTGTCCATTTGAATCTCTTTTGGGTCCTTCTGCCATGTCTTTGCTAACATGTTAATGACTGGAGTTGCTATATCGTATGTTGTAAGTTCTGGGTCCATAGCAAAGCGGTCTGCAAACTGTGGATATTCCTTCTTAGCAATCTGCTGTAGTTCTACTGTGTACTGCTTGATATCTTTCTTGCCCATAGCAATCTGCTTTGCAGCAACACGCATATCAGCATCTGAGACACCAAGAAGTTGGAACTGATTTACAAGTCCACGAACCTGTGCTAGTGCATCTAGGTTCTTGGCTCCTAGTTTGGCCTCATCTTTAAAGTCAATCTTTGTGAAGATGAAGTCTTTAGCAAACTCTAGTGGCTTAAAGAATGATGGAAACTCTTGACGAGCAGTAGATTCAAAGACTTTTTTCTGAGCATCTTCTGTAGCCCCAGGAACTATCTTAGTTCTAGAAGATTCAATAATCTTTTCAATTTGTTCGTTTTGATTCTTTTCAAAGCGCTTCATGAAGTCTTCAATGTCAGCCTTGCTTAACTGGCCAACAAAGCCTACTTCTGCCATTGCATCTTGTAGCATTGCTTTTGCGCTATTAAAGGTTAATCTAGTTACACTGGTTCTAGAAGTCGTTGAACCTGTATCTGACGCTTCGCTAGAGCCAGACATCAGTCCTGCTAATCCTGGAAAACTGGCAAGTAATTCTTGAGTTCTTGCATCTTCTTGCGCTTTAACATTTGGGGTTGCAGCACTGGTTCCAGTTCCACCGTCAGCATCTACGTTATCTGGAATGCCATCTCTGTCTTTATCGACCATTAGCCAACCACCTTTAGTGAATCATTGTCAAAGTATTGCGTAATTATTGTTTCTAGATTTGGGTCCCACTGCTTTGCATTCTGCAGTACCCACTGATTGTAGTTCTCACGAATAATAGACTTGCGTGGGTCATAGTCTGGAAGAGTCTGATACATGTTGGCAATAACATCTCTTGCATTCATGAACAGTTTGGCATCCTTCCAGAACTGAACGTTCTCACGTGCAGTCATGAACTTCTCATCTGTTGTTATAGCCTTGAATGCTCTTGCATACTTGTAAGAAGTGTCGCCACTTGCAGCAAGTTGATACTCATCATACCATGCTTGGCTCTGGTCCTTAAAGGATGTCTCAACCAACTGGTCTAGAACTGCCTTTAGTTGTGGGTGAGCACGAAGTGTCTTGCCATCGGTAATCTTAGCCTCTAATGCATCACGAACAAGGTTATAGTCGTTCCATGTGCGCTGCTTCATACGCTCACGCTCAACCTCTTGTGGAGTCAACTTAAAGTCATTGAGACGCTTACTTGTACCTGGAAGAGTTAAGTTAGGGTCACTCAGGATGTTAAGGATGTTAGTCGACTTCTCATCTTGAGTTCTAGGTAGGTCTGCTGTAAGCAATCCTACTAGACCAATATCGCTCTTGTCAATTGTTGCAAGAACGCCAACAAGGTCATCGTTGTCCTTGAAGACTCGCTGATATGCTTCGTAACTTGCAGGAATGTTAAGTTGTCTATTTGAACCAGTAAAGGTAACTCGGTCAACCATGAAGTTAGGGCCAAGTAGTGCTAACATTTCATCGCCAGCAAGGTCACGTGATTCTTGCTCGCCGTACCCCTGTGCAACGTACTTATCTTTGAGTTTGTAGAATAAGTTGCTAGTTCCACGCATAGGGTTGGTTTCTACCTTGTATGGTACACCAAATACTGATGAAAAACCTGAAAGAAACTTCTCTGACCAAAGAGTTTTTACTTCTTTTTCAATCATTGCATCTGATGGAAACTTCTTTTCAATTCCCAATTCAACTAACATCTTGTGATAGTTGTAAACAGAACGCCATGAAGAAAGGTAGTCAGCCTTGCCCTGGTTGCCCGTAGCAGCATTCCATAGAGCATTTGCCCAAGGTGGTGTCAACTGCTTTGTAAGTTTAGTTGGTGCTCCGTAAGGGAAGATAACAGAATACCAGTCTGTCCCATTAATGGTAAGTGCTTCCTTGATACCATCTTCTGTTCCAGGAAATGTTTGCATTACCTTACCAACGGAAAGCGCTGAGATAAATGATGGTGATGGTTGGTTAAGCAAGAATCCAAGAGACTTTGCATTGAGAGCAATGCCCTCATCCATGTATCCCATACCCATATCACCAGTACCAGGAAGAATCAAGTGTGTGATATCTTCGATGTTCTTAGTTGGGTTACCGTTCTCATCTACGCCGAATGATTGGAACATTCTTCCGTAGTTGTTTACAAACTGTGCTGTTCTAACTGGGTTATTTGCAGCAAGTCTACCATAGCGGTAGAAAGCGTTAACCGTTGCAGTTGGGAATGCTACAGCAAAACGTGCGTTGTGCAATAGTCGATTCTGGCGACGAATAGTATATACAGTCTTCTCGAGTTCCTGAATTGCTTCACGACCAGCAGACTGGCGCAGGGCGTTCCATCGAGCAGGTGTCATCTCAATACCTTGTGATACAAGATATTCAGCCTTGCGTGCCATTACATCAATTGCAACGTCATCAAAGAATGCGTTACGGATTGGATTTTCAGCCCTTGCCATAGCGCGGAAGATTCTAGCAGAGAAGTTATTAACTGCATTACTTAAGTTCTCGTAGGCATTAACGCCACCAATGTTGGCTGAACCGTAGTTAAAGTTACCAGGAACAACATCGTATAGTTCATCAGTGTAGTTAGCAAGCATTGATTGCAACTCTTGAGAGTTTACTTCGCGGTTTAATATTGCAGCGCGTGCCTCGTAGGATGGGAATGTACGGTTAACCAAAGCAACCTTATCCGCAAGATATGAGTTAATCTGAGAAGAGTCTGTGACATCAAATGCACGTAGGTATCTAATACCAGCGTCTGATATTGCCCATTTCTTTAACTGAGCCATTGATGTGTTAGCCAAGATAAGGTCCATGAGTGGGTCTCCACGCATGACACGGTTGGCAATGTAGGATAATTCCTCAAAGTACAATGGGTCAGATATCTTAATGGTATCCATTGGGACCTTGCGCTCTACAAGAGACTTGCGAGTTCCCGTAGATAGTTCACCAAGGAAGTTAAGGTCTGCAGTTCGCGCATTGCTTACTTCTGCGCGGATTGCTGCACTAAAGTTCTTGTCGCCAGTTACGAAAGAATCAATAGCCACATACTCGCCATTAACCATACGATACTGCGCTTCTTTAGCAAACCAACGCTTCTTAAACTTGGCACTCTTGCCAAACACGTCAGCCTGCTCTTTGAGCGCTGCACCTAGTTCGGTAAGAATACCGTCTACACTCTGGTATGCTGCTGCAACTGCATTATCCGCTGCAATAATTTCTTTCTTATTTGCAGTAAGTTTATTAATTGTGCCTCTATAGTTTGCAATAGCCTTTTTAGCCTTTGCAATCTCTCTAGCACCTGCTGCAGATGGAGTTCTAGACTCTAGGAATGCTATACGGCGCTCTAGTGTGGTTACGCTAGGAATAGCCTCGTTGACACCAAGTGGCTTAACTGCTGCACGTAGACTTAGTTCTACCTCATCAAGTAAAGCAGATGCAACCTTAAGTGATTCACGGGCTGACGCAAGATGTTGTGCCTTTGTTCCTGGAGATGTTCTGCCAGAAAGAAGGTCCTCTAGAGATGCTTGAGCGTTATCCTTGATTGCAGATACGCGAGCATATTCAGTCTTCTTGAACTCTACAGCCTTGTTAATAGCCTTACGTTCGCCTCTGGTTGCAGCCTTGGAAATCTTTTCCATAGACCAGTTTCCTGCATTACGTAAAGCATTGACACCAATGTTTGCTACATCGTCCCATAGGAATGACATGCCCTGAGCAACTGTTGTACTCACGATAGGCTCACCAATTGACTGCTTAATAATGTACATTGGGCGTACTAGGACATCGAATGTCCATAGACGGTTAAGGTCGCGGAATAACTGAGCGCCAAGGTTTGCTGTTGCTCCTGCTACCGATTTTACGCTGCTCTTTTCAGTTGCTCTGATGAACTGGCTTTCGATAGCATCCCAAGGAGTAAAGCGATATGATTCAGTCATTTGACGAATAGTCTGTGGGTCTACAAGAATCTGTGACCCATCGTGACCAATACCAAAACCGTTTTGCTTTACCGACTCAATACCACGATTTACGTTACCACGAAACGCGGAAATATGTGCGCTAATCTCTTTAGAATCGTAGATTCCAGCCTTATATGCAAGCATACGGCCAATAGCATCATCAATGTTATCAAGCGCTTCTACCTCGTTTTTACCGAGGGAGCGCATGTACATATCTTCAAATTCTCTGCGAATATCAGCAACTTTTTTGAAACTGTTAGGTGCTACTTCAATTGAAGCATCTCCATCGCGGAATAACTTGATATTATTCAAGAATGCATTGAGTTCTACGCGACCATCAAGTGGTCGTACACCAGAAAAGGTAACAAAGCCAAGCGGCTTGTATTCTGCTTGACGTGTGCCGAACTTTACCATCTTAATAGCAAGACGGCCTGGGCCTTTTGTGATTGCATTAGACTCTAGAATGTCAGCAAACTTGCCAAACTCACGATACTGTGCAGCAGACTTGAAAGAACGCATCTTTTCGCCAGCGGCAATTGCTAGACCCTTGCCAACGATTGGCTCACGTGGCATAAATGACTTGCCACCAGGAGTTAGGTTATAGTCTGGGTCAAAGAATGCATCACGAATCTTAACGAATTGTGGGTTACTCTGGATTGCTGCATCAAATGCTGACTTGAGGCGTGGCACTGCTGGACCTTCTGGGATGTAGGTCTTACCAGTTTGCAGGAACTTAGACTGTAATACAGAAGATGTTCCTGACATGTCAAATAGTTTATCTGGCGCTGTCTTAGACAGGCGGTCAAGTGCTGCAAGGTTACCCTTATCTGCAAGCAAAAGGTCTTTTACTGCATCAGCATCTGTCGCTTCATGAATAAGCGGAATAAGTTTATCATTGGTGCTATACTTTGACACCAAGTTGGTGATTAATCCCCAGTCCTTGCTTTCAGCAAGAACAACTGCGTGGTTACCAGAGACTGTCTGTGAACCTACCGTACCGTTGGTCTTGGAATACTGGATTCCAGCCTCCATGTCGGCAGCAAGTTGGTCAACGGTCTTGGTCTTAGTGTATATGCCAGCCTTAATTGCTCCAAGTTTTACTGGAACTGAGGCTAGTCGTCCAACACCGCCGAGGGCTGCTGTACCAACAGCAAAGTCACCAATACCAGTAAACCAACGGCCTACAGCATTGTCGACAAAGTTCTTCTTGATGCTCTCATCGTTCCAGAGGTCAACCTCATCGAGGTCAATATCGTTAGTACCAAGTATCATCTTGGACAACGGTGTTAATCCAGGAACTAAATCAGACTTGATAAGTGACTGGAACTGTGAAACCTTTGCGCTGCGGTCATAAGCAGCCTTAATATCTTTGAACTGGAAGCCTTGTTCGTACTCACCCTTTTTGTAGAGTGGCGAGTTCTCATCTGAAAGTAGTGCAGCAGTAGAAATTGGGCGAAAGATGTATGGGGAGATTACTTTCTCATTAGCATTAACTGCTAATTTGAGGAGTTGGTCTGCTACACCCTTGGTTACATTCTTTGCAACGCCAAAGCCAGGAACATTACTTGCCTTTTCGTCAATGTTTGCTAGAGCACCCTTTACTGTATTGTAAAGAACCTGCTCTTTTTCTTGCTCTTCTTGGCTAAGATACGAACCGCCACCTGTGGCTCTTTTGAGAGCGGTAGGAATTGCTGCAACGGAATCAATGAAATCATTCCACCATGCCATTTCTACCCCCTAGAAGTCTCGTTTAATGTACAGTTTTTCGGTTCCACCTTTTACATCATCCTGAGTGACTCCCATAATGAATGCATCACGGTCTTCTACGGATTTCCAAGGTATCATAGCGAGTTCAAATACTATTCCTGCGTTCTGATAACCAAGTGAACTAGCAAACTTATCTACGTTATCAAAAAAAGTGCCAGGCATGAATGTTAAATCTGCCATCATTGACTCATCAAATAGTTAACAAATCGCTTAAATGAGTCTGGAGCGTCCTTAGAGCGTGCAGCAATTACCAACTCTGGTAGATACTGCTTTGCAAGCATGGCATTTTCATCTGGGCGTGTGTTATTCTGAAAGTCTGTTGGTAGGGCCTCTGAACCAGGACCAGGACCAAAGTCCACTCCTGCCGTAATTGGCTCCTCTGGACGAGCAGTTGGGTCCATGAGTGTGCCTAATTGAGGAAAGTTCATTCCGCCGTATGCTGGGCCTTCTGGAGCAGGCGTTGATGCTTTAACTGAACTCACTGCTTGGTTTCCCTCTACACGTTGATTGTTGACTTGCTGGTTTTGGCCGTATGCGAAACCAGTGTAGTTGCCGCTTTGACCATTTCCGCCAGTGCCAGAAACATTCGCTGGATTATACTGTGGCCCACCATTAGCGCCGCCGCTTCCTTTTCCACCCATGTTTACTCCTATGCGTATTGTCTAAATGTATGAATAGGTTCAGAGCACATATTATCATATTTGATTGCAATAGCAATAGCCTTGCGAATCATTGTCTCTGCTTGATTAACTGTTTTTACTTTTTCCACACCCATCGCTGCCAATGCACCGAGGGCAACATCTCCGCCAGAACCCATAACATATACATTACGAACATCGGTATCCCAAGAATAGTCATCCGAGACCGAAAAGACTTGGCCTTTGACTGAGATAAGGAATCCGCCTTCGTTCTGTGCAACATCGCCGTCCTCTTTTATATCTATTCCTGCATCAATAAAATTTTTACGCATCTGAGGAATAAACTTCTGCGTCATGTATAGACTTAAATCTTCTTTAAGTGTAGGTTTTGGCTGCACATATCCGTAATGTAGCACATTGCTTGTACGTGATGAACCACAACCAGCAATCAATACTCCATTATTCTCTACAATCTTTGGAGTCTTGCTTACCTGAAACCTACCATGTTCATCGCTAAGGCGAGAATCACACCCTAGTACCGACCATCCGTCACCCTGTATCGCTACTAGCGTAGTCATTGTTATCCCCTAGTTGTTACTCGTCCCGTTGCCTTGCCACTACCGCTAAGGGTAGATA